AATTCCACCTTTTGATTTTTTTACCATTCCCGCAGGGCGAACTAAAATTCTCCAACCACAAGGTTTTGGTAAATCTTCTTTACTAGGGTCTGCTATATCATCGTCAGTAAACCATTCTTCATTTCTAATCATCCGTATCATCTCCTTGAATATAACGTTTTTCAATTTCTAAACAAATATCTGAAGCTTTATCTAAACCCTCAGCTATTCCTTTTGCTTTCTGATACGCCTCAAACGTATCAAAACCCGGTGCTAGTGATTTACTAGCTAATTCTTTTTTATACTTTTTTATTTCTTGTAGTATCGCTTGTATTGGTGGTATTGTTGCCATTTTTTAATCTCCGTTTATAGTATGGGTTCCCTGATGTATATACATTCATTAAAGTACTAAATGTACCATCAAAATTTTGTCCAATTTCTTTACTTGATGCTGCAAATAAATTAGGTTTAAATAAACTCAGTGGTACTTTTTTATTACGAAGAAATTTTTTTGCTTTTCTTATTTCTTCTCCTGTAGGTCTTATTTTATTTTCCACTTTTTTTATTTTTTTGTTTATCCATTATTTCTACTGCTTTTAATTGAAGCTCTCTATCTTTTCTATTTTGTGTTCTTTCATTTTGTTTTTCACCTGCGATAAATCGTTCTTTTCTAATATTCATTTCTTCTTGTTTTATTGCAATATTAGCTTCATCACTCGCTGCCATACGTTGTTCTTTAACTTGAGCTGGATCTTGTGGTTGAGATTCTGCTAACATTTGAGCAGATTGTGCTTCAAATTCAGCTAATTGATTTTCCATTTCTATCGGCATTTCTTGTTCGTTTTCTTGTTCTTTATCATCATCATCAAAATCAGGCATTGGTAATTGAATTGGTTGTCCTGAAACTTGATCAACTAATTGTTGCATTTGTTGACGATATTGGAAAGCTAAATGTTCGCCTATATGTGCTAACATTGGTCCTAATAAAGCTTCTTGTGCTTCTTTTCTTCCACCATAACGAGGATCAGAAATAAATTGTTCATGAACTGCCATATGAGCAGCATGATTTTGATCTGAAAAAGCTTTTATTGGTTTTCCATTTAATAATGCCATATTCTCTGATACTGGATCACGGCGCATAATATCATCGTCATCAATTATTAAAGAATCTGGATCTGGTAAAGATAAAGCTGTTATTAATCTTTTATATGCTTCTTTTATATCTATAATTTGAGGTGCTTGTTGAGCCATTTGAAGTGTAGTTTGAGCTAAAGCTATTCTTTGTGCTTGAGAAAAAATATTTGGATCAGAAACTGGTATAATATCTACTCTATCATCAAAATCTGAACGTCTTACTGACATTGCATCACCAACTATTTCATATGGATACTCATTAGGAAGATATTCACCATCTAATTCGCCTATTAATTTTAATTCTAGGCCTTGAGCGTGATGTACTCTCTTATGAATAGCAGAAAATATCTTACTTCCTTGTTCTATTTGTGCAATAGTCGTTCCAACTGGTGAAGTTCCCGCAGCATCACCTACCATAGCATCAGCAATACTTGAAAAACGTCTTCCAGATTCAGTTAAAATTCCTAAAAGTTGCATTAAAGTAGGAGAAGGCTCTTTAAATGGTAGTTGCATAAACGATTTTTTTAAATCATCGCCATATGCTTCTACTTCTAACCATGCTCCAGGGGAAACTGTCATATCTCCACCTTCTATTCGTGCTCCTTTTGCTTTAAATCCACCATTTAAGTTAGCGAATGCTGCAGAATCGAGTAATGCTCGTAATGCTCCTGTCGCAGCGTGTTGTAATCCACCAATCATGTGAATTAAACCAAAGCCATAGAAACCTAAACCTGGTAAATATTTATAATGAATATAATAAGTTCTTTTTTTCTGCAATTTATCATCTTCTTTCCAGTTTCTTCTAATAGCTAATACTTGTTGAGATGCACTATCAATAGTAATAATGTAAGGAAGTGCTATTGCATTTTCATCATCTTCATTTTCTATATTATAATCACAATGAATTTCTAAAACAGTATGAATATTTTCACCTAATGTATCAGATACTCCCTCTAATCTATGAATGGTAGAAGCTACTGTATTAACTTCATCATCATTAGTATCACTATTAATTTTTATTTCTTTATAAAAACCAGAAGCTATTTGTTTTCTTAAATCATTTGAAGTTATTTTCATAACTTGAGTATATCTTTCACAAGTTTCTAAATCATTACTTCCATAAGATACGACAAAATCTTCTGCTGGTATAAAAGAAGAACGTACTCTTTCTAATGTTGAATCATAATAAACTTTTTTAAATGCGGACCCTGACACTGCCAAGTAAAATAATAACTGATCTAACTCTCCAAAATATTCAGGCATTTCTTGAGTCAATTGATAATTCATAAATTCTTGAACTCTCGATGCTTGTTTCATTTTTTCGTCAGTTACTTTTCCTATGATCTGTGTCTTTACAGGTCCGCCAGGAGGAAACATCTCCGCAATGGCTCTTGCTTGAAACTGCGTAGCAGCTTCTGCCATTAGGGGATGATGAACACCCGATGCACCTGGAAATGGGTCTGACCTATCTTCAGTAATAACACCGAGCATGCGTAAACCTTTTGAATATTGATCTGCCCAATCTTTTCGACTGGATACATCACTTTCATATTTATCAAATAAATCTGCAGCAATACGACCTAATTTATTTTTATCCATATTCTCTGCGAGATTTGAATAATGATCTGTATCTAATGGATTTACAAATTCTTCTTCTTCTTCAAGATTTATTTCAACACCAGTTTCTAATATATCTTCTTCTGGAAGTTCAACTTGTACTTCCTCTAAACTTATTACTTCTTCTACCACTACTTTTTAAAACCTTTTAAGGTTTTAGCTAATCGTGCACGTTGACCTAATTTACCTTTTGCTTTAGCAGCTTTATTTAATTTACTAGCAGGAATTTTTTTACCTGGTTTAACTCCTAAAGATTTTCGTAAAGCACCTGGTTTTTTAATTGCTTTTTGAATCCAATTTTTTGCCATTACTTTTTCCTTTTCTTTTTTAATGATTGTTTGTAATTTAAAATTTCTTTTACATCAGCTCTACTTAATTTTCCCTTATTATAATGATCTGCTAATAAAGTTCCAAGAGCACCTTCTCCCGCAAGTCCTATCGAAACTGGTTGACCATATCGTCTATCAAATTTTTTAGTAACCATTATCTTTTTTTCATTCTTTTAGATTTAGCCATAATATCAGATTTTCCTGTTTTTTTCTTTGACATTGATTTTTTTAGGAATGCTATATCTTTATCCGATACAGGGTACAATTTTTTTAATTTAGGAAGTAACTGATTTAGTAATGACTTTGCTCCAGTACCTGGATGTCTATCTCCTGCTTTAGTTTTTTTTACAAGACTTTTTAATTTTTTATTATCCATTGCCATTATCTCTTTTTCATTCTTTTACCATCTTTACTGACAGTGGAAGCTCCTGCTGGTCCCATTGATCTTTTTGTTCGTGGTAATTTCTTTTTGGATTTTGGTGGATGTCTATCTGCAGGTCCAGTTCTTTTTTTAGGAGATGCTTTTCCTCCCATTACAGATTTTAAAATTTCGTCTTTAAGTTTTTGTTTAAGTTTTTTAGTATCTATCGCCATAATATTATTTCCCCATTTTTTTAGTATTTTTCTTAAAAGGTTTAGGTGGCTTTTTCATTTTACCATCTTTAAACTTTTTCGCTATTTTATTTTGCAAAATACCAATTCGTTTAGCTTCAGCTACTTTCTTATAGACCCTATTTATAGAATCATCTACTTCTTTTCGTCTTTTTATATCTTCAGGACTAGGCGGTTTTGGTTTTGGCTTTTTTATTTTTTTTACCATTTATTTTACTCCCATATTTTTTAGACCATTTCTTTGCGATTTCTGGTTTATTCGCATATAAAAATGCTCGTTGTTTTTTAGATTTAAAAGGCATCTAAGCACCGCAAGATTCGCATCCCTCTTCACAAATACATTTATTTTTATCGCAGCCACATACCGCGCAGCACTCCGTAGGATCCATACTATACTTTAGGTGTTGGAACAGTAGTTGTTTTGTAAATAGAAGCACTTGCATTACGAGGTTTAGCTGGAGTAACAGTCGAAGCTGATCCTCCTACACTTAATCCCATTACATTAATTTTTGCGCTTCCTACATCGCAAGTATAACCATTCTGAAGTTTTCTTTTTTGAGAATCCATTTGATTCGCATGTTTTTCCCTAAACTTTTGTGGAGTGTCGGGATTTTTATATCCTCTCATCATGTTATACCTACTTCTTTTTCTTAAATCCGTAAGAGCCTTTAGGTTTACGAGTTGCTTTCGCTACTTTTCTTCTGCCAGCCATTGACATTTTTTTACCAGATTGTTTACCTCTAGTCATTCCTAGTTGCTCATCTTTACGAGCATTATAGCCTTGTTTTTTCATAGTTTAGTCCTTTCCATATGGAATAGTGTTAATTTTTTTATCTTCAACTTCCTCAACAAGTAAGCCTGGATTATTCATTGCTTTTTGAATCATTGAATTATCTTTTCTTCTTTCAGGATGTTTTGAATAAAAACGATTTTCAGCTTCGTTATAAGCTGCAGCATATTGCAAGCCTCTACTCGGTCTGTCTTTCGTTGGTTTATACATTGCAGTCATCATGACCTCCTTATTATAAAATATCTATACTAGTTACATTCACTTGTCTAACTATAATATCTCTTTTCGATTAAATTTGTTTTTATCGGTTTATCGTCCCATTCGTCAAATAAATCTGGATCTAGCGGATGCGCTACTAAATATTGTTCTTTTATTAACTGCCAAGCTTGAGTACATGTATCGACATAGTCATCGTGCTTTCCATAAGGAAAAGCTGCGCATTCTGCGAGAAGTTCATCAACCCATATTTCATTATCGGGAATCCATATTAGACCACTCTCTAGCATGGGAGCGACTGCGTGTGCTCTCGAAACTTTATCTTTATCTGGTCTAAATTCATGAACAGGAATACCCGCACGTCTTAAATCTTGAAGTAATGATTGCCCTGATGCACGTTTCTCGATTAATACTAAATTAGGTTTCATATCCCAATATGATTCTTGGGCTATTCTTCTTAAATCAGGATACTCTACTCTGTCTCTCCATGCTTCAATTAAATGTATACATGCTTCGACCGCACCATCTTCGTTTACACGAGAGAATACTCCCCATGTCGTTCTTGCTGAAAAGTCAGCAGATTCTCTCGTACTAAAAGCAGTATCATAACTTTGAACGATAAAATCATAGTGAGGTTCGTGATCCAATCTACGCCACCAATCTCTCTTGAGTATAGCACCTTGCTCTGCTGTAGGACGTTGCTGGTATAATGACTCCCATACTCTATCTCCAACTGTCGCTTTAATTTTTTGTAATTTAGACACGGGATATGCTTCTGGCCACAACGCATCACCATTTGCATTTATAGCTGGTAGGTCTAAAACTTTCCAGTTTTCACCTGAGTTCTCTAATATCCATCCAGCTAAATCTTCTTCGTGCCATCGAGTTTGAATTAATATAACTTTACCTCCCGGCTGTAATCTTGTGTAAGCGACTGCTTTGTACCATTCGATTAAGTTTCTTCTCTGAAGCCCGGACTCTGCTTCTTCACGCCCTTTTATAGGATCATCAATAATTAATAAATGTGCACCTCTACCTGTAATAGCACCACCAGCACCGACTGCGCTATATGTCCCGCCATGTACTGTGTGAAAACGTTTCGCTGAGCTTGAATCTTCTCTTAAACCTACACCCTCAAATACTCTCATGTAATCTTCTGATTTTAATTGGTTACGCACCTTGCGTCCAAAATCATCAGCTAGTTCTTGAGCATAAGTAGATTGAATTACAAAATTTCTCGGATTACGTCCAAGATACCACGCTGGAAAAAATTCAGAGCATAACATAGACTTTCCATGTCGTGGTGGCATAAAGATAGCTAATCGGTCAATCTCACCTTTCTCTAAACTTTCTAGGTTTTGTCCAATAAGTTTTATATGTGCAGGATCATTGTACCCTGGATACATATGTTTAGCATAATCCAAAATTCCAGATTTTGCAGCACTATTAGTAGCTTTTGTTCTTTGTTTTTCTAATATTTCGAAAACTTGTTCTTTTACATTTTTAGATACTTTCGGATCTAAAAGAATGTTTCTAGCTTTCTGTACCAGTTCCTGTTTCATTATTTCCTTTATTAAACTTAAATATATCGAAAGGTAAACAATAACTTTCAATTGATATAGCAGTTTTTCCTTTGTTTAATTCCTGTTTTTCAAAATAATTTTTTATAGGTATACGCTGTTCTTCACATTGTTCAGGGGAAAGAAACCCTTTAGCCCCCTTATAATATATCATAGGATACTCAGGAAAATTTAATAACACTACTAAAAACCACACTTTAATCATAAAGTATTATATATTTTATTTATACATATAACAGTCATTAGTGGTAAAGCTTACGCTTAACCCCCGAGTTTTCTTAAAATCGTAATTAAACTTTATACGATTTTTTTTCGATTAAACTTAATACGATTTATTTTTTTCTATTCGATTATTAATTATAAAAATAAAAAAATCTCTCTAAAATTAATTAGAGAGATTTATTATTAAATATATATTTAGTAATTAAAGATTAGAAATTTTTTCTTCGAAGAATAAAATATTTTCTTCGATAGCTTTTCTATTACGAATATTATTTTCTTTATCGTTTAAATACTTTTTATTTTCTTCGATAATAGAAATTAATTCGTCTTTATTTTCTTTAGTATCGTTTTTATTTTCTACTATTAATCTTATAGTAGAAAAGCGATTATTCTCTTTAGTATCGTAAGAATAATCTACTTTACGATAATTCGTTAAAGTAAATAAATCTTTAATAGTAGTAGAAAATTTACTTTCTTCGAATATTTCGTACGAACGACTATTTTCTCTTTTTATATTTATTAATCTAAAAAGAATTTTATTAGACGCTAATACTTTAAGCGAAGAAGGAAATTTTTTATTTTTATTACTATTATTTTCCATTTCTATATTTCTCCTTTCTATCTATATTTTTATAGATTTTTTATTAAAAAGTAAAGCTTAAAACTATAAAATAAGCGATAATTATAATTAAAATCGTCATAATTTTCCTTTCTATATCTATTAATAATCTATCGTAAAATCACTATAAACAACTATAAAATCGTTAAAATTTTAGTTTGGTTTAAGTATTTTATATTTTATTATTTGTATTTATTTATTATTAGACTTACACGTAAGTCTAAGGCGGAGGGTTGATGCTCAATGCTCAATGACTTAATCTTAATGCTCAACCGCAGGGCGGCGGAGTGCTGTGGCTCAATGCTCAATAAAAAAAATAGAGGGCGCCGGTGTGACGCCCCCTGTAATTATTTATTTTATTGCTTGTGCTAATTTATCGAATTTGTCGATGTTCGCTTTCGCTTTTTCTTGAATAGCTTTCGGTAGGTCTTGGAGTACCTCTCTATTCTTTTTGATAACGAACTCTAGGATTTCTTTGGTGTCTTTAGTTATATTGACACCTTCGATGAAACACATAGTCACGAACTTTTTAAAGCGGTTGTTGCTTTTCGTTTCGTATTGCATGTCTAGCGGTGTCCACCCACGGTCCACGGCTTCTGTAATACTATTCGCTGTTTTGTATTTATCGTATCGTGCCCAGGCTTTTCCTGACGGTTTCTTTTGATTAACATAAAGAAACATTATTGCACGGTTCTCTAATACTTTTAGAGATGTTGGGAACTTTTTATTCTGAGACATAGTTCTCGCTTTCTGTTTTTTATAGCTTAATTGCTATGGTATAAATATAAACTATTCTACGCAAAATTATACAATTAAAAATAATAAATGTTAATAACTTTGTTTGGATAAATATATATAATCGGCTCCGCCTCACGCCGCATCATACCGCCGCCAGGCGGGCGGACGGTGGAGGAAGGCTGATGCCCCCTGCATCCCGCAACAACACTCAGCCCCCGGAGGCTAGCTTGTCAAGGTAGGTGATCAACTCATCATCACTCATCGTATCAAGGACGGAGTGCTTGACTTCCTTCTTCTCAACCAAGTACCCTAAGAGTTGGGCCTTCAACCGTGCAGCTTGCACCGCTGCTCCCAACTGCTTCTTCGCTACTGCCGCCTCATACAACACGTCCAGCTTCTCAACCTCCTTGTCGAGAGTGTGAATGGACTGTTGGGCATGGACCGCCCGCCCTCGGCTCACCGCCCTCAGGATTTTATCCTTCTTTAGTAGGCGGGTGGCTTGTACGTGAGCTGACGATTCGGCATAACCAGCTTCTAATGCCGCTCTTTTCTTGGTTAAACCTGATATAATGTTATTGACGAACTTTTTTTCTTTGTCTGATAAAATCTTATTCTCGACCTCAGAAAATTCTATAATGTTATCCATATAATTAACCTCCAATTTATCGTATTAGAGGTTAAATGTATAGGTTTTTATTGCTTACGGTTTCTTATTTTTAAGATGTTATCAATAATATCTTGTTCACTAAAGTAATGATCGTGAAAATGAGCTTGTATATTATCCCCAGGTCTAATGGGTAATTCAGTGTTAAGGCTAATATATTTATATGTCCCTAAAGCACTATCGTGTTCTTCTCTCCAATCTCCAACGACTTGTCCCTCAAAAAGTAAAGGTCCGGCTTCTTCGTCATAATTAGAAAGTTCAGCATATTTTAATCGTCCTTCTTTCATTCGTCCCTCCCACCATTTATATCTAATATTTTAGGTTTAACTGTTATCTCTACTTCGTGTACTGTATGGGTAGCACCCGATGGATGGTTTCCATAAGAAAATTCTGCGAAACCAAATGCTTCTTCGTATGTTCTAAATATAGGTTGAAGTTCTTTATTATAAATGTCTGACATTTTGTCATTAACTAAATTATACCGACCCATATGTAATGTTCTTTCTTCTAATTTGTTTTTATATTTAGGTTTTAAATCTTCTGCGTATGCGTCTAAAACTATGTAGCCCTTAATTTTTTGAGTGCTAACTAATTCTTTTAAATCACTTGGTTTTTTTAATGTTAAACTATCCATTTGTTCTCGCTTTCTTTTTGTTATTATTAATAATAAACTTTTTAAAACATAATTAAACAATTTCTATTTAAAGGTTGAATAAGTCCAGGAGTAATATTGTTTTAAATCTTTTAATGAATGTTTTCCTGCTATTAAAATATTAGTTCCTCCAATATATTGACTTATATCTAAATATGTATTGCCCATGTAATTATATATTTCAACATCATCTTCTATTCCATCATTTGTGTATTTAAATC